GTTACTGGAATTTGTTTTGAGTTGTACCTATGATTCCAATAGACCCGATAACAGCGTTAGAAGGACTACAGACTGCAATCAGCGTAGTCAAAAAGGCAAGCAAGGTCGCAAGTGATCTGGCTGGATTGGCTCCATCCATTTCGCGGCTTTTTGATGCCAAGAGCACCGCTACCAAGGCGATGCTTCAGGCCAAGCGTACAGGTGGTAAATCCAACCTAGGTGCGGCGTTACAGATTGAGATGGCACTCGATGAGGCCAAGCGGTTTGAAGAACAGCTAAAGATGCTGTTCATGCAGGCGGGACGCATAGACGTATGGAATGCGACCAAGGCCCGGCAAGCTGAGATGGATAGAGATGATGCCAGAGAAATGGCTGAACTAAAGGCTGAAGAGAAGAAGCGCAAGGAAGCCGAGCGGGAACAGATGGAATGGGCAGTTGGGATTGTCGTGATCGTGATGCTCTTAGGTGCTGTTGGCTGGGGGCTTAACGAGATGGCTGAACTGTGTGCCAAGACAGGGTGTGGTCGGTGAATGAGTACCAAAAACAGTTTGACCTTTTCCTTAAAGTCTTTGTCAGGCTGTGTATTGCTTGGTGGGTGCTTGGCTTGCTCCGCTTTTTGCCCGATGACTTGGCCGACAAGGTCGTGAACAAACTACTGGGAATGATTGGTCTATGAGTGACGAAAAGCCAGCAGACGTATTGAGCAAGGTGCTGTCCTATGTGGATAGCCCGTTTAAACTGTTTGCTCTGTTGCTCATGGCGGTGTTTGCGTTTGCTGGGTACTTTGTTTGGCAGAACCAAGAACTATTGATGGGCGCATATAAAGAGTCTAAGAGAATGCCAAGCATTGTTGAGGACAGGGTGGAAGACGCTGCCGCCCACTTGTTTAAAACAACTAACGCTACCATTGTGGCTGTATTCAAAGTAAACCCCATGTTTGGAACCAGAGTGCTGTATCGTGCTTACACCAAAGAGGGTAGAGACAAAACCAATGATGGGCTTGATGTTGGGCTGTTTACTCAAAACCAAGCTAACAACGCTGATGTGATTAAGCTGATGGCGAGTGAGATTCCTTGTGGTGAATACAAGTCAGCGCAATCTGAAATGGGTTTATGGTATATCGCCAAGGGGGTTGCTTACACTTGCCGAGTCAGCATCCCACCTGATCCAAGTCGGTTTGTTGGACAAATTACTGTAGGCTGGGATAATGAACCCGCTGACATTCAAGTAACAAGAACCATGATGGAAATTGCAGCAACCATGCTTACAAGGAGCAAACAATGATTGGACTAGACGCACTCCTATCGGTAGGTGGAAAACTTATCGACAAGCTGATCCCGGATCCAGAAGCCAAGGCCAAGGCGCAAATGGAGCTTACTAAGTTAGCGCAGGATGGTGAGCTGGCTAAGATGGCTAACGACACCAAGCTGTTTGAGTTAAATAATGCCAACACTGACAGTGCACGAGACATGAATGCCAAGGTGCAAGAGTCAACCAACGCCTCATGGCTTGCAAAGAATACTGCTTATGCGCTTGACATTGGCATTGTTACGGCCACAATCTTCTTGGCTTGGTTTGCTTTCATGAAGGGCGTACCAGAGGCCAACAAAGAGCTGGTGTATATGGCCCTTGGTTCATTAATCACCATGAGTGGCACCGTACTGAACTTTCACCGTGGCAGCTCTCAAGGCTCCAAAGACAAGGGTGGTGAAATCCAGAAACTGAAAGACATGAAATGAACTTAACAGATCACTTTACGCTTGAAGAACTAACTCACACTGACCACAGACAGTATGACAATACCCCAAACGAAGCAGAGCTGGAGAACCTTAAGCGACTCGCGGCCTTCCTTGAGGAAATCAAAACTGCCTTGGGCGGAAGACCAGTCATGGTTAACTCTGCTTTTCGCAGTAAGCAAGTCAACGATGCTGTGGGCTCTAAAGATACTAGCCAGCATCGTATTGGTTGTGCTGTGGACATCCGAGTACCTCAACTGACCCCTGATGAAGTGGTTAAAACCATCATTGCATCTGGCTTGCCCTACGATCAGATCATCCGAGAATTCGATCGCTGGACGCATATCAGCATCCCAAACACACCAGAAACTAAGCCAAGAAAACAGGCGTTGATTATCGACAAAACGGGCACTAGGGCTTATGCTTGATGCACCCTCAAATTGATGGGAAAATAAGCCATGCCATTACAAAAAATCATGTTTAAGCCGGGCGTTAACCGGGAGAACACACGGTACACCACCGAAGGTGGTTGGTATGATTGCGACAAAGTTCGGTTCCGTCAAGGCACGCCAGAAAAGATTGGCGGCTGGCAACGCATTTCTGCAACAACATTCTTGGGTGTATGCCGCTCGCTTTGGAATTGGGTAACGCTTGGTAGCCAGAACCTTTTGGGTGTGGGCACACACCTTAAGTTTTACATCGAGAATGGCGGGGCGTACAACGACATCACCCCCTTGCGTAAAGCCCCAGCAACGCTTGTTAACAACCCATTTGCTACCACATCAGGCTCTACCACAGTAGTTGTAACGGATGCTACGGGCGGGTTTACCAACGGCGCTTTTGTGACTTTTAGCGGTGCAACGGCTGTGGGCGGCTTGACCCTTAATGGTGAATATCAACTTTCAACGATTGGCGTAAGTACTTCTACATACAACATCACGGCATCCTCTGCGGCTAATGCAACTACTACGGGTGGGGGCGCGGCTGTTGTAGCTGCATATCAAGTCAATCCCGGCCCTGAGTATGCCGTGCCGCTTACTGGCTGGGGCGCTGGCTCTTGGGGTTCAGGCACATGGGGCCTTGGCTCTACATCTGTGGATGCGCTGCGTATCTGGAACCAAAGCAACTTTGGCCAGAACTTGATCTTTGGCCCTCGCGGTGAAGAGATTTACTACTGGGATGCCAACACCAGCCTGACAACCCGTGGCGTGTTGCTTTCTTCTCTTGCTGGTGCATCTGATGTGCCGTTACACCAAAACTTTTTGCTGGTCTCAGACACCAGCCGCTTTGTACTTGTTTTTGGCACAAACGAAATTGGCGACACGATTCTTGACCCGATGCTCATTCGTTGGTCTGACCAAGAAGATGCGGTGCAGTGGACACCTGCAATTACCAACCAAGCAGGTAGTGTTCGTCTCTCGCACGGCTCAAAGATTGTGACTGCTTTGCAGTCCCGCCAAGAGATTTTGGTTTGGACAGACTCTTCTTTGTATTCGCTGCAATACCTTGGCCCCCCATACGTGTGGAGTTCGCAGCTGCTTGCAGACAGTGTCTCTATCGTAGGCCCCAACGCCGCAACAATTGCTTCTGGCGTGACGTACTGGATGGGTATTGATAAGTTCTACAAATACGATGGCCGCGTTGGAACCTTGCGCTGTGACCTGCGGGAATACATTTTTAGCGACATTAACTCTGCCCAGTACGAGCAAGTGTTTGCCGCGCCCAACGAAGGCTTTAACGAGATTTGGTTCTTTTACTGCTCGGCAAATTCCAATGCTGTAGACAAGTATGTTGTGTACAACTACGAAGAAGACATCTGGTACTACGGCACAATGGCGCGTACAGCTTGGCTTGACTCAGGTCTTCGCAACTACCCACTTGCCGCTACATACAACTACAACGTGGTGAACCATGAACAAGGCGTAGACGACAACGCTACTGGTACTGCTTTGCCAATCGAGGCATACATTAGCTCTTCGCAGTTTGATATTGGTGACGGCCACAATTTTGGCTTCGTCTGGCGTGTTCTGCCAGACATTACGTTCCGTGGTTCCACAGCCGCAAGCCCACAGGCTACGATGTATTTGCAACCCTTGCAGAACTCAGGCTCTGGGTACAACAATCCACAATCGGTTGCCGGTAGTAGTAGTGGCGTAGTAACACGCACAGCGGTCATTCCGGTAGAAGAGTTTACTGGGCAGATCAACACCCGTGTGCGTGGCCGTCAGATGGCGTTCAAGATTGACTCCACTGCGCTTGGCGTAACGTGGCAGTTGGGCGCACCGCGTATGGACATTAGGCCAGATGGCCGAAGGGGTGGTTAATGGCACAAGCAAACGTTATAGCCCCACGCTTACCTAACCCGCCCAAAGAGTACACGCAAGCCTACATGGAGCAACTCCTGCGGGTGATGTTTTTGTATTTCAATCAGTTGGATAATCCGGGGCCAATCTCTGGCGCAACACGATTTTTACCTGTGGTTTTCTTGCGTGCGGCTTGGATTCTGTCCATCATCTGATACAGCTTGCGTGCGCCTGCATCGGTTGAACCATTACCCAGTTCAGACACAATACGTGCAGGAATCACAAACTCACCATCGGCAAGGCGTGCGGGTTGTTTTTTACCGATCATGGCAGGGATGCTGTCGGACACGCCGTCACCGGGGCCTTTGAGCAAACGGCCACCATCAGAGTAGCCACCTAGATCGCTGATACCGCCAGTGGCGTAGCGGGGATACATCAGACCGCCATTTGCAGCAAGCATTTCGCCATAGCTTAGATCGTCAAGGAACTTTCCGCCTGCGTTACCGCCACCAAAATGGCTAACGCCCAAACCGTACT